GCATTCAACTTTAAGGCGTCAGCAAACAAACTATCACCTGAACAGCAGGAAGTTGAAGAATTGACTGACGGCCAGGATGAATTACAGCTACTGAAACCGGATCAGGTCAAGGAGTTGGTATTCAAGTCTGATAGCCCTGAAAGCTTGGCTTATAACTTGATGCAGTTAATACCTGGTGCAACTCAGACACAGTTTACGGCCAATCTGGATCAGGCTTTGTATGCTGCGGATGTATTGGGGTATGTGACGGCGCAAAATGGGAAGTAAGTTATGCAACCAGTCACATTCCTTGAGGCACTTCGGTTTGCTCACAGTAAAAAAATCGTGCTGCCTGATGAGTTTTATTCAATGGATCTAAAGACCCGGCAGATGGCAACTACGGTTAGTTTTCTATCGAGTCTTGAGCAAATTGAGACTGTCATCAAGGCGGTGAATAAATCCATTGCCGACGGCGGTACTTTCAAGGATTTTCAGAAGCTGATTGAAGAATCTGAAATCATTCTGCCAAAGCACTATCTGGACAATGTATTCCGTACCAATATCCAGAGCGCTTATGGTCATGGGCGGTGGCAACAACAGCAACGTAACAAGGCTAAACGATCTTATCTGATGTACTCGGCGATCAATGATAGTCGGGTACGTCCAAGTCATTTGGCCTTGAATCGGATTGTGCTGCCAATTGATCATCCATTCTGGCTGACACATTACCCACCACTTTCATTTCGTTGCCGGTGTACCGTGATTGCCTTAACTGAGAAGCAGGCATTGAAATACGGGATTACACCTGAGGATCAATTGCCAGAAGTGGCCGAGGCGTTGGACTGGAGTTCTCATCCATTACAGTTTGGTGAACTTGAATCACTGGTGGATAAAAAGATCAGTGCTTCATCCTTGGATAAGGAATATCTCCTCGAGCAAAAGGAAGTAATTAAGGCAGAATGGACAGCAAGTAAAAAGCTCACCAGTCTATTTGCTCCGATGGATGATAAGACTCGGGACTTATTCGACACGGTGGCCAATACAGTCATTCCACTAGATCCAAGCATTAGACCAAGTGCAATCCGAACCTTTCTGGATTATGTGCAGGGCGATGATTCAGCGCTGACTAGCTACTTAAACTCTGCTGCAAGCTCACTGGCTGATGATGTACTTAAGCGCTGGCTTAGTGCCGACATGGCAGCAATTCAGGCTGTGGCAAGTAATACGGCTTCTACCGTAGTAGGTGCTGCAACTCTTAATCAAGTAGCGGCTTATCAGGTAGGGCAAACACTTCAATTGAATGCGCCGTTGCTGATGGCTGATACGGCTTCAGATGTTGTAATTAAGATTGAAAATGCTAAAGGGCTCGGTATTAAACTGGGCATGCTAAATGCTGGCAACGGCGTTTTGATACCTATGGGATTGTCTTTTGAGGTGGTTTCGATAGAAGTGGTTGAAGGACAGATGGTTTACACGTTGATGGCATTAGTAAATTAATCTTCAAGGTATTCATCTGTAAGAAGAGTTTAAGTATTGTGGTGATATAATGATCAAAACCTAAGTGGAGATGCTCATGAATGATGCAATGCTTAAGCATGAAGAAAATGCTTTTAAACGCAATTTAAATAAGCTTATAGATCAACAATGTCATGAGTTCGAAGCGCGTACGGGGCATCGAATTGATGGTATTTCATTAGAGTATCAAGCCAAGCCTAAAAATCCCTCTTTAACTCTTGGAATTGAAAATAAAGGTCTTTTCCAGTGTGATGTTGATATCGAAAAAAATTAACTAAGTAGAAATAGATGAATAGCACCCATATGGGTGCTTTTTTTATGGAGCATGAAAAATGCCAGATCAAAATGAAGAAAGGCTGAAGTATTTATTCAATGCCTCAGCAATCGAAGTACCGAAAGCCGAAGAAGGGCAAAAACGAAAATTCAAAGGCACTGCCTATGCCGGTGGTCGTGTAGATGGTCACTGGTATTGGGGACGCTCAGGTGTGGTCTTTGATCTTGATGGGATTGAGATTGATAAGCCAACAGCCTTACTTGAAGAACACTTTGGTTCAAGTCGAATTGGTGTTGTTCAAACCGTAGATACCAACGGGAAGATTGATGTATCAGGTGACTTTCTCACGAATGCAAAAGCACAGGAAATTGTTCAGGACTCCGATGATGGTTTCCCTTTCCAGATGTCCATGATGATTGATCCGGGATCTGTTGAGGAAGTTTCTCAAGGCAAGACAGTCATTGTGAATGGTCAGTCGTTTGAAGGCCCAATCACAATTTTCCGTCAAAACCGCATTCGTGAATTTACGATCTGCTCGACTGGTGCTGATCGCAATACATCAATCAAAGCCTTCTCGGGCAAAGCTAATCCAAACCCAACCAAAGAGGACACAGACGTGACCGAATTAGAAAAAGCACAACAGGCCAAAGAGCAGGCAGAGCGTGAACGTGATGAAGCACTGGCTGAACTGAAACAATTCAAAGCACAGAAACGTGCTGATGAAATTACAGCTTTAGAAACTGAGCTGAAAACACAGTTCAGTGCTGAAGATAAAACGGCTTATACCAATATGGATGATTCAGTTTTTGCCTTTACTGCAAAGCAACTTCGTCAGTTCTCGGCAGGTAGTCAACAGCAGCCAGCTGCACCACAGCCACAACAAACACCAAGTATGAATCCAGCATTTGCTCACTTGTTTACTCATCAAGTAAACCCGGGGCAGGGTGGTCAAGCTCCACAAGGCTCGGCTCTGGATCAGGCATTCAATCAATTTATGGCAGCGCAGCAACAAGGAGCTAAATCATGAGCCAAGTATTAACAGGCGCTATTGAGAATAAACAGCTGGTGGTTGGCGATGGTGTTCGTACCGAGAATGCCAAAGTAAAAACAGCAACGGCGTACAAGCGCGGGGATCTGCTAATTGTTGGTGCCAATAATGTGGCTGATCATCCTGCAGTTACCACGGGTGTAGTGGGTGACTGGAATGCTATTGCTGTATCAGATTTCACAGCAGAGCAAGCTACTTACCATGCTGCAAATAATCTTGAAATGCCGCTCTATGTACAGGGTGCATTTGATGTTGCAGTAGTAACAGTGAATGGAACGCCGCTGACCACCGCTCAATATGATGCTGTACGCGCACAAGCATTAAAAAACAAAATCGAACTTCGTAAAGTTGTGGGGAACTAAGACATGAGTCAAACTTTTACATTTCAAAATGCACCGGTTGAATTGCTGGATGTGCCACAACTTGTATTGTTAACAGATACCACTCAAAAAGTTGATACCTGGTTGATGGATCGCTTCTTTCCACAACGTGTTTCATACACTAAAAAAGAAGTACCAGTTGGTGAGTTAAATACAGCGACTCCACTTGCGCCGTTTGTTACTCCGACAGCAGCTGGTCGGCAGATCAAAGTAGGTGAATCGGGTAACGTAAAATTCGTTAAGCCAGCTTACTTGAAACCGATGATGACGGTGATGCCGAGTGAAGTGCAGAATACTGCTTTGATTGCACGTTTACGTCAGTTCGGCGTAATTGCCACCGGTTCAAACCGCTTATCTGATGCAGATCTACTACTGATTGATCAGGCTCAAAAAGCTTTATATCTTCGCCAGTCAATTGAAAACCGAAAATTACTGATTGCACGTGATGTATTGCTCTACGGTAAAACCACTTTTGCTTCAGCTGACTTCCCAATGTATGAAGTGGATTATGAGCGTAATCCAGCGTGTAACTATGCACCATTAATCAAATGGGGACAGGTTGGAGCAACGCCTGTTAAAGACATTCAGGCCATGATTGATTTGTCTATTGAGCACTCAGGTACATCACCAATTATGGCTTTGACCACTTCTAAGGTATACAACACCTTAATCAAGGACCCAGAGTTCAAGGAAAAATTCATTGCCCCGTATGCCGGTATTAGCGTTCCACTAACTCCGACCTTCGATCAAGCTGATAAGCCTCAATTCCGTGGCACAGTGGATAATATTGAAATCTGGACTTATGACGTAGGCCACAACATGGGTGGAGCTTCTGAGCGTTTTATCCCTGAAGACTTTTTTGGTCTTGTTTCGGATGCGAATGGATGGATTGCACATTGTGCATTGCAAAATGTTGAAGCATTTGGCCAAGCTCTGGAATTCTATTTGGGTCAATGGCAAGAAAAGAACCCTTCAAGCATTCAATTGCTTGCTGAATCTTCTCCACTTGCTGTTCCGAATAACAAAAATGGTTTAGTCGGCGGTCGCGGATTCGTTTAAGGAGTAATACATGTCGAAGTACATTGCAAAACAATCGATCGGACATTTTCGTCCGGGTCAGGAAATCAAAGGGCTTGAAGCTAAACAACTTCAGGCCCTTTTAGCATCTGGGGCTATTGAAGAGTTTAGCGAGCCGGAAGCGCCTAAGGCAGACAATACCGTCGCTCGTTTGGCTGAACTTGAAAAGGCCAATGCTGAACTAATAGCAGCAAATAAAACCCTAACCGAAGCGAATCAGACAGCAGCTGCTGACAAGGCCAAGGCTGATCAAGAAGTTGCTGAGCTAAAGGCAAAAGTGGCTGAACTTGAAAAGGCGAAACCTGCTGCAAAACCTAAAGCAGACCCAAAGTCTGCTGATGAAACCAAATAGGTGATCTATGTATGCGACTAAAGCTGATTTAGTCGCTCGATTTGGTGAAAACGTACTTAACCTTGCACTCATGTTTCCTGCTGATGCTCCAGATCCATTAGAGACAGCATTGCAAGATGCTTGTGAGGAAGTGGACGGATATCTAGCAGTACGCTACCCATTACCCTTGCCAAATGTGCCTAACAATTTAAAGCGAATAGTGTGTGAAATTGCTCGCTATAAACTTTATTTCGAGGAAGCACCTGAAGCTACCGAAGTCCGTTACAGGATGGCGATAGATTTCTTAAAGGGTGTACGGGATGGCAAAAACTCACTGGCAATTTTAGATACCAGTAACCAAATTAGCGACGACCAACCCAAAGGGCGACCTTCGACGGCACCAGTCGGCACTTCATATACCGGTGGCGTATTTGGAGATTCTATCCTGGATCAAATGCCCAGCATGAAGTGAGGTGTTTATGGCTTTTGCAATAACCATTCAGGCAGATAGTTCACCTATTGAAGCGGTGCTGAATCAATTAGGTGACTTTGATTCACTCAAGAGCCAGTTGTTTGATGAGATTGGTGCTGGGCTTGTGAATAGTATTCAGCATCGGTTTCTAACTGGTACTGGCGTAGATGGAAACCCGTGGAAGATTTCATGGCGTGCACGCATGCAAGGTGGCGAGACGCTGCGTGATACTGGCCGTCTAATGAATTCCTACACACACAATGTACTTTCAAGTGGTGTGGAAGTGGGCACTGATGTTGCGTATGCACCCCATCTACATTACGGCGCAACAATCCTACCCAAGAATGGCCAATACATTACATTCGCAGTGGGTGGTCAGTATCGAAAGGTTAAGAAATCCATTATTCCGCCTCGGACCCAACTTGGTCTTGATGCTGAAGATGAGGTTATGGTTTTGGATATTGTTGGGAGTTTTATCGATGAGCACCTTCTTCGCGGTACGTGATGAGATTGCAGAAAAACTGAAAGAGATTCCAGAATTTCTAAAGATCTATACGCCGTTAAACTCAGTCACCGTGACCGAGATGTCGCAAGTCACGCCGTCGGCACACGTCAATTTTGTTCGTATAGATAAAAAGGCAAGTGCAGGTCGTGGAAGCATCAACCAGATCGGCCAGCAATGGGCGGTTACGGTTGCATGCCGCAATGCTCAATCTCAGATGACTGATGGACGTGCTGTAAGTGATGAAGCCGGGCTTTTGACTGAAAAAGTTATTCAACTTCTGTCAGGCTGGCAGCCTCAAGCATCGCGTACTGCACTAGATTTCATATCAGTTCGAGATGGGTATAGTCCAGGCTTTGCATACATCACTATTATTTTTGAATCACAGAAATTTATTTAGGAGCCAGTCATGGCAAAACAATACAAGGCAACTCAGCCTGTCGGTCGCTTTAAAAAAGGTGATGTAGTCGGCGGGCTGGATGATGCTCAAATTAAAAAATTACTGGCAGATGGTGTGATTCAGGAAGTACCTGAAGCTAAAGCCGCTGCTCCAGCCAAGAAAACCACAGGGGATGAAAAGTAATGGCTAAATCAGATTTAATCTCGCTTCAAGGCGAGCTTCATTTGGCGAAGATGGTTAATAGTGTGCCATCTGCCTTATTGCCCGTTGGTAATACACCGGAATTGCAGATCGCAATCTCTAGTGAATCCACTGATCACTATGAAAGTAAAACCGGCCTCCGTGCTAAGGATGCGGTACTACGCAAACAAACTGCAGTGGCTATCTCTGGTACGCTTGAAGAAGTAACAAAGCAAAACTTAGCAATGGTCCTAAGTGGCAAATCAATCGAAATCCCTGAAACTCAGCTGACTGATATTGCTCTGGGTGCTGTAGAAGCTGGCGCCATGATTGACTTAGGACATCGTAATTTAAGTGAAGTGGATTTTAAAGACAGCTCGGATGTTGCCATCACTTCAGATAAATATGTACTGGATGCTGTTTACGGCACAGTCATTTTTAATGAAGCTATTGTTGGTTCAGTTAAGTTTTCTGCCAAAGCCGGTGCTAAGACACGTACTACAATTGCAACTAACCTAGGTAATGAATATCGCTTGCTGTTTAAAGGCATTGATACTGTTACAGGCGATAAGGTGATCTTAACTTTATGGCGCGTCGAATTTTCGCCAGATACCGAGTTTGATCTAATTCATGAGGACTTCGGATCTTATTCAATTGAAGGTGAAGCACTGGCAGATATCTCTAAAGCTAATGATGAAGAGCTAAGTGTATTTGGTCATATTGAGCGTTTTAGCGTAGCTGCATAAACCCATAAACCATACAGGCACAAAGAACTCCACGGCGCTATGCGTCTTTTTTTGTGCCTGCCTTATAGTAATAAGTCTTAAAACATTTAAGATGAAACTTAATAAATAGTAAAAAATAAAGATTATGTAATCTTTTGTTATTCTAATTTTCATCTGATGGGGATATAAAAGATATTCAGTTCATGTTAAGAATAAAACTGCTATGACTAAAATAGAAATATTTGTCTCCATCCTAGCCGTAATAATTATTTCTACTTTTATTTATCTTGTATGTCAGTAAGTTAGTAAGCTAAGAACCGCCTTTGGGGCGGTTTTTTGATAAGTGGAAGTTTCACCTGGCTATATAGGGTCAATTTTAAAAAGACTTAAAATAGTAAAACATAACTTTACAAATCCACTCTCCCGAGGCTTTAAATAAGATTGAAAATTAATGTAAAGTGTCGCCCTTAATACATGGGGATATTATGAAAAATTTAAGCTTATTCTTTTTTATTGTGATTTTAGCTGGGTGTGGACACAAGGAATCTAGTGGTCAGCATCTTGATTTAGAAACAAGCAAAAAGGAACAGCTTGAATTTGCAAAAGAAGCTACAAAAGAATTCATTCCCAATCCTGATTCAGCTAAGTTCCGCAATCAAATAGGAGAGTGTGGAGAGGTAAGCTATAAAGAAGCAGACGGTAAAGATATTGGTTTTCAACGTTTCATTGTGCTTCAGAAAAATATAGTGCTTGTAGAAAATCAGACGGATCAAAAGCAATTTGAGTTGTCATGGAAGAATGCTTGTACGCCAAGCTGGAAGTAATTAAAAAGCCCTTTAATTAAGGGCTTTCTTTTATTCACCAGATGATTCAGATTTTTGATCTTTTTCATTTCCATACTCTAAAGCAACCTGTTGCGCTTCAGCTGCAGCAGTGGCTTCTATTGGAATCGAGTCAGCTGCGATAGCAACGGTACCGGTAAATCCTATTAAAGCTAAGATTAGAATTTTCGAATACTTTTTCATTTGAATTTCCTCTACGTTTCTAAGACTTAATTTCAGTGTAGAGAATGATTTAAATCGTGGATGTAGCAGCTATGTCGGGATATGTAAGATATTCAGGTCTAAAGTTATAGGTTTCTAGGTTTGCGTAAGAATGCTTTTCAGTTGAAACTTTTTGTTGAGTTGCTTAACGAAATGTTTGAATGCTTCAGTAGGTAGCTACACTCTAAAGAAACTTCCCTAACTTCTAAATCTTCGTAACATCCAATAATTTTTTTGTAATCTTTATGTTATAAATTGTTTGCTTTGCTTATCATATGAATAATGAAAAGTGGAGCACCGAAAATGCTAACAAAAGCAGAAATCGTTGTTGTCGTTCTAATGGTACTAGCCTTAATTCTCATCGTTTATGAGATGGGACAAGGTGGTAGTTGGACTTTATAGAATTTAGCCTTTATCAACGGTAAAAGAAAAGCACCTTCGGGTGCTTTTTTTATGTCTAAAATTATCTCGAGATTCCATCATGAATGATTTTTTCCTAGCAACAAATCGCAGCATCAAAGTGAATGACATTGAAGTGCGCCAGATCCAGATAAAAGACTTTGACACCTGGGCAATGCATGCTGAAGTATTGAAGAACTTCATCAAAGACCAAAATCATTCAGATGAGATTTTGACACAGTTATTTAAAGCTCATGGTGTACAGGTCATTTCGACCATGGCATGCGTCACCGATCTGGACAATGAATCATTAGTAGAACTTGCTACTGATGAACAAGGGTTTAAGGGCTTATTGAAAGCAATACTCTTGATCAATCAGGCTTACTTTAAATATGAAAGACCGAAACGCGGCATCAAAAAGAAAGATGACTCCACCTGGTTTGATTCATTCCAGTTTATGGTATCAATGGGTCATCAGCATAGTGAAATCATGGAAATGACTTACGGCGCATTCCAGAACTACGTCACAGCAGCAAACAAGCTATATAAGCAGGGAATCTTCAATAACGCCGTTGCCGGACGTGTGGCACAATCTGATAAGAAAGGTTTTGAGTCATTTAAGAAAGAAATGGTTTCTGATTGATAAAGAAATAAGCAAACAGTAGTATGGCCATATTAAATCAATACTTATGAGGGGGTCATATGGGAAGTTATATTGAAGAAAACTTAGCTAGAGATGAGAAAATCATTATCAAGGCACAAGTAACATGGTTGTCTCAATTCTGGTATTTGTTGTTTGGGGGGCTATTTATCTTATCTGCGCTGGGATCAAAAAGCGGAGTTTCTTTTTTTATTGGGCTACTTTTAATTGGGATAGCTGCTATACATGTTTTAACAACAGAGCTAGCTCTAACAAATAGACGTATCATTGCTAAGTCTGGATTAATTCGAAGAAATACGATTGAGTTAAAAGTAAATCGTGTCGAAAGTCTGGGTGTAGATCAAGGCATTTTGGGGCGAATTTTAAATTTTGGATCAATTGTAGTAAAGGGAGTTGGTGGATCACATGCACCTATTCCTTATATCTCTAGACCAATGGAATTTAGACAACAAGTAAATAACTTCCTTGATGAATTGGACGATGCAGATAAAAAAGCATCCTAAATCATAAGAGCATCACCGTAATTTTTAATAGCTAAAACCAAGCCCTGCTTTTGCAGGGTTTTTTATTGCCTAAAATTCAGAGGTCAGCATGTCTGGTAAAAATTTAACATTCAAATTAGTCATGGATGCCGATACCAAGGGCTATATTGGCAATATCAGGCAGTCTGAAGATGTGACAAAGTCAGTATTTAATACGATCAAGCAAGAGTCTGATCGATTAAAACAAGCAACCACCGATGCCTCTAAGGAAATGGGTAATATCATCCCCAAAGGCACCAGTGAGTTGGCAGACAAACTTACCCAGTCCTTAAATGCTGCTACAGGCATCATTAAAAATGCTGGTGACAATGCAAAATCCACGGCAGGAAACTTTACGGATTTTGGCAATAGAACCGAAAAAGCTTTAGGCCAACTTAAAGGGGATTTAGCTCAAGCCAAGCAAAATCTTGAAGCATTTTCAAAAACTAAAGCTTCACCTGCTGATATTGAAAAGGCGCAGGTTCAAGTTGATCAGCTAGAAAAAGAAGTTCAGCAAGCAGATCAGGCTTTTAGTGGATTTCAAACAGAAATAGGCAAAGCCAATACAAGCTTAAAAAATACTGATAGTGCAGCACAAACAGCTCAAAAAGGGCTTAATGGTGCAAAATTCGCTGTAACAGCACTTGTTGGTGCAATGGGTGGTATTGGTATTGGCTTAGGCCTTCGTGAGTTAGCAGAGGCCGCGGATTCCTATACCAACCTTTCAGCTCGAATCAACATTGCAACCAGTGATGGTGGTAATTTTCAGCAAGCCATGGCTGGTGTGCACCAAGTCGCATTGATGACCAACTCAAGTCTGGATGCTACTGCAGGCCTATTCACGAAAGTGAATGATACCGGTAAACAAATGGGTTTAACTCAGCAACAGAGCCTAGATCTGGTCAAAACCATTAACATGGCCATTCAGACTGGCGGTGGGTCAGCAGCTGCAGCTGATGCAGCAATAACCCAGTTTACCCAAGCATTACAATCTGGCGTACTCCGTGGCGATGAATTCAACTCCATCATGGAGCAGGCTCCGGGCATCTCTAAGGCCTTAGCTCAGTCATTAGGTGTTACCACTAGTGAACTGCGTAAGATGGCCGAGAATGGCGAACTGTCAGCCGAGAAGGTCATTAAGGCATTACAAAGCCAATCCGCTGCAATTGAAGCCGATTATGCTAAGTTCCCAACCACCATTGGCAATGCCTTACAGCGAATCGCTACACAGTGGCAGATCCTGATTGGCACGATGGACCAAGCAAACGGCGCATCCGCAACTGTGGCGCAATGGCTGGTAACTCTTGCTGACAACATGGGTATTGTTGAAACGTTGCTTAAGGATATTGGCTCTGGCTTTGTTTGGATTGGTGATCAACTTTCATTTATTGATATCTCAATTTTTGACAGCCTTAAATCCGCTTTATCTAGCGCTTACGATGCTATTAAAGATGTTGTGTCAACCTTATTTGATTTTGGTAAAACAATTGTAGATATCTTGGGAACATCGCTTACCAATGCCTTGGCGGTGCTTTCATCGTTTACTGGTGAGGCAACAGCAACTGGTGAGCAAGTAAGTTTCCTAGAGCGAGTGCTACAAGGGTTATCAATTACATTTGGTTTTATTGCAGATGGTGCATCAGCAATAAAAATCGGGGTAAATCTTTTAGCTGGGGCATTTTTCGATTTAGCATCAGCAGCCAATAGTGTTCTGGCGGCAGTCACATGGGGTGATGTTAGTAAGCAATTTGCAGCAAATGCCGATGTGATGAAGGACAAGGCTAAGCAGTATTACGCCGAAGCTGAAAAAGATGCATTAGCATTCGAATCCAAAGGCATACAGCGTATGAAAGAGGCTGTACAGACTCAGGATGAGAAAAATGCCGAAACTATAGCTAAAAATAAAGAAACTTTCGCTGAACTAACGAAACAAAACGAGGATTTAACTCAGAAATCCAAGGAATTAGCAGGCGAGCGTGCTGCTCTTGATACACAATTAAATCAGGCTCGCAAAGACGGCAACCAGTCGACCATTGATGCAATCATTCAGAAATCTAATGAACTGGAGGGCCGCGAAAAGGAGCATGCAGCCAATAAAGCCGCATTAGATAAGGATATGCTGGCTTCTGCTCAAGACTATGCCGAGGCTGCTATCAAGGCCAATGGCAGTGTCATGGATGGCGTGATGCAGGCCGTTCTATTAACCAAAGGCTATATCGTCACCATCGATGAGGCTGGCAAGGTTAGTGTTCAGGCAAGTCAAAGTGCAGAACAGGCTGCTGAAAGTGCTGCTAAAAAGGAAGAAGCTCTAAGGCTGACCAAGGAAAATGTTAAGAAAGCCGATGAGGAATATCTGGCTTATCAGAAACAGGCAGCAGCTGAACGTGCACTCCTGGAACAACAGATTGAGCAAGCCAAGAAAACTGGTGATCTAAATGCTTTAGCTTCTGCCCAAACCTCAATTGATGCCATTAATGCTAAAGAAGCAGAGTTGGCCAAAAACCGTGATCTGCGTATAGCTGAATTAAATAAGGCCAATACTGGATCCGGTCAGGTGGCTGAAACTGCATACTCAAGAGCATCTGCAGCCGCTAAATTATTCGGTGTGGATCTGGATGTATCTCTAAACAAGGTTTCTAAGTCTTTTTCTAGTTCTGGAAATGAACTGGATGGACTTAAGACCAAGTTGGGTGAGGCGGGGTATACGGGGAAACAAGCTGGTGATGTTCTTTACCAAGCATGGGAAGAGTGGCTTAGTAAGGCCAAAAGCCAGGCGGAGATTGATGCGGCAAATGCCAAGATGCGTGAGTTTGAAGCGCAGGGTGTGTTCTCAACTAAGCAGGTTGAATTGGGTATTGTTGCAATAAAGAGAGCCACCTCAGAACTACCTGATACCTTGGATGAAACAGGGAAGGCCTTTGAGCGTCTCGGTATTCAGACCAAAGAGCAACTTCGATTGTCGGCTCAAATGGCATTGGCTGATTTTGAGACAGTACGCCAGAGTGGCCAGGCTACTCAAGCGGATCTTCAAAAGGCTTATGAAAAAACAATTCAGCTGGCGTATGCC